CCTAAATTGACTGAAACATTACTATCTAGTGCTTTTTATGAAGTAACACGTAGAACAGATACAGCCGCTACATATTGGGCCTATGAAGCACTATTAGGGTATGGGGGTAATGGTAACCCTATAAATCCTGTTACTGGTAAACCAGCGTCATCTTACATGGTGGCAGTGCACGAGAATTTAGATGTGTTTCACCCTGTAGGTAAAGCTAAGTTCTTAGAGGACCCAGTAAGAGAATACGCTGATAAGAACTTTAAGAGAACTGTGTTTAAATATGCAAAGGAATCGCTAGCAGGCATGAGTGATTAGAAAGGGGGCTGCTAATGAATAAGCCATTATTACTTGACATTGTATCATTTCTTATAGATAAGCAAATTGTGATAGCAGATGGTACAGATGCATTTCGTGACTTTACTCCAGAAGCACCCGATTCTCTAGTAGCTCTGCATGAGTATAGCGGTAACCCTGCATCTTTATATGACCCTGCAGTTCATCGGTCTGTACAGGTACTCGTAAGAGACCTTGACGCCGATGAAGCGAGGCAAAAAGCGGTTAATATTTTTAAAGCATTTCAGGAAGAACAGGATGATGACGGTAGAGTAGATTTAACTCCAACCCGTTGGGGTCAGGTATACCTGCGTCAGCCTCCATTCTTAATGAGACGCGATGAAAATAACCGAGTCTACTATGCCTTTAATATAGGCATAACAACTACTATTGAATAGGAGGAATTAAACTATGGCAATGAGAATAGGTTGTGATAATCTTGTATATGCAAAGATGACTACAGAAGATACTGCTACAACAGCTCCAGTGTATGATGAAATAGTATCTGCACCTGGTGTAATGCATATTAACATCAATCCTAATGCTTCATTAGCGACAGCATTCTATGATGATGGTCCTGGTGAAATAGCTTCTACCTTAGGTAACATAGAAGTTGAAATTCAAAAGAATGCTCTAACATCTCAGAACAAAGCTGACTTACTTGGTCACACAATTGATGCCAATGGCGGTGTAGTGTATGCTGATAATGATATACCACCTTGGGTAGCGATCGGATTCAGGACTCTTAAGTCCAATGGTAAGTACAGGTATGTATGGCTGTACAAAGGCCGTTTTGCTGACCCTGAGGACAATAATGAGACTAAGGCTGATAGCATCAATTTTCAGTCTGATACAATAAGAGGTCAGTTCGTAAAACTTAACTACCCTGTGGAGGTTGCAACAGGTGTTACTAAGAGAGTTTGGAAGTACGAAGTTGATGCAGATAGCACTGATGCTAACGAAGTTACAATAGATACCTGGTTTGAGGATGTTAAAATGCCCTCAGATACCCCAGAAGTTGCAGAAGGTACTGGAGGTACTGGAGGTACTGGAGGTACTGGAGATACTGGAGATTAACAAAAATAAATCCGTTGAAGGAGGAAAATCTTAATGTCTAACTTGGCAGATGTAAAGAACAAGACAGTTAAGATTACCTTAAATGACGGCGTTGAGCGTACAATTAAATTTACGCTCAATGCTTTGGCCGAACTGGAAGACAAATTTGGTTCAGTTCAAGCTGCTTTCGATAAGTTGGAAAAAGAAAACAGCATGAAGGCACTAAGAGCCATTTTGTGGGCAGGTTTCTTACATGAAAGCCCTAACCTTACAGAGAGGGAAGTCGGTAATCTAATTGATATTGCGTATATGACAGAGCTTGTAGAATCACTCGGAGCAGCTTTTGAAAGCGATATGGTGCAGGATCAAGCTTCTGTGGAGGGACCTGAGGTCCCAAACGCCTAAATCCCGATGATAGCAATGGGGCCGATCCCTTCAAAAGTGATGATTGGGATTGGCCTTACATTCTATACATCGGGAGAGTATGGCTGCAGTATACTGAAAAAGAATTATGGCAGTTAACACCTAGGCAATTCAAAGCACAGCTAGATGTGCATGCTGATATACAGCGTAGACTATATGGCGCAAAAACACAAAAGGAACAAATAGGCTATATAGATCAACTTAAAGGATGGTGATACCTTGGCAAACTTTGCAAATCTA